CTTCGCATTCTTAAAAAACGTCTTGAGAGAAGGGCATTTTTTTTCATACTCTTCATGCGTTTTGCATTTAGGGAATAGCTTAAACTTCTTACCGGTGCGCTTTCTCGTATCAATCCTGTAAACATCGTACTGAGAATGTTCTAAAAAGGCTTCTGCAACGTTGCAGCCGGCGGTTCCTAGTCCTATGATCGTTTCCATAAAATCCTTTTTAATTAGTCCGAGGTGTAAATTTAACCATATTGCCGAAGTCTTTTCCAACATTTATATTGGTTTTAAATTTGCCAAATTCTGTCTCTGAAAACATCTCTATGATTTCATTAAACAATTCTCTTTCCTCACGAGAAAAATCCAATACCAAAGAATCGTGTATGGAGAAAGAAATGTACGTCATTCTGCCTTTCAGTAAGTTCCATATATCAATCATACGTCTCAAAAATAGATCACTTGTGGTGCTTTGGATCAAATAATTTAAAGCATGCTTTGCATCAGCTTTAATTCGCCTGTCGTAATATGTTTCAACATATTCACCATCCCAGTATTTATCCAATATTTTGTCCCTGTCAAAAAGTTCCTCAAGTTTCTGATTTTTGGCCTCCGGATTATAAAGCCAAGCAAAGACTTTTTGTTTTATTATATCACGCTCAAATTCGCCGTTAAAGACGTTTTTACCAATCCATTGATGGATATCTCCTTTTGGCTGTGAAACGCCCGCTAAGGCTAGAAAAGTACGTACTTCTGCAGCATTAAAATCCAGCTCCACAAAATAGTCGTTGTTGGGCTTCAAAATAGATCTATAATTCTTGTCAAGCGTAAGAATTGGAAAGCTCTTCTTTCTAGTCGTCAGTCGACCGGTCTTCGATTTGAACCCATCGTACTGTATGTAAGGATCTATTTGGTTTATCCTCTTGTAAAATAATCTTGCTTTCTCTGAGGATATATTTAAACTAGATGTGTCGACGTTTAATTTTCTGTATTTTATATCCTCGATAACTTTCGAAAGTCCCAACAAGAAATGATAGTTTGCAGGCTTCTCACCTTCCGACAAGACGTGCTTTGTAATCTCGTTCTTAATGTCACAATATTCTAATATGAAGCGTTGTGGCACCAAGTCATAAAAACAGTTATCGTAAAGAGAAAGTTTTGCTTCCCCAAACGCAACCAAGAAAGCCTTCAGTCTGCCTAGTATTTTGTCTAGCCTGGCTTTAAGATGTTCCGGACAAGCGTCAACTAAACTTCTTCCTTTGCAATAGAGATTAGCATACGTTACGTCTTCACGGTCTCTTAAAATAGATGAGTATTTCCAAGTACTTGAAAGTCCCTGTGGGAATTCATCGTAGTACAGCTTTTCATTTGCATATATACCGACGCACTCGCTTTTGTCGTCGATCATTTGAAATAACAAAACACACCTCTGATTGTAAGATAGACACAGAGCCTAAAGAATCAAGTAAAATGTTCTGCCATTTTTTTAAAAGTACCTCGACCAGGGAGAGTTTTCCACTTTCTGTCCCTATTTGGCCCAGTGAGCATATAGTGTATTCTTTTGATTATTTCATCGTTAACAAAATTTGCTGCGGCCTGCGTGCCTTCAGTTGAGCATATGCTTAGCAATTGCCTGGCTATTGACTGATATCTGTTTTTAGCTATGAACACCCTATCTTCGTTTATTCGCAAGTCCAAGTAAAATCTTGCCCAAAAAGTGTCCGGATAAAGATCATTAAATTGTTGCCGAGTTAATTTTTGTCTGAACGCTCCCTGTGTGTGGACCTGCATATCATGAATCAGGCGTTTTTGTTGAAATGTATATAAATTAACAAATGTATTGTACATATTATGGATAACATTTTTTATGTGCTCAATGTCTCTGTCGCAAGCTTTGTCGTAATAGGTCGTAAAAAATTCCTGCTGGTCCATAGCGTGTCCGTGGGCCATGGAAGGTTCGCCGTCAATTTTTATGGAAGAAGCACGAAGGGCCCAATTTTTGATTTCGTGTACATGATCTGGACCTTCGGAGGTCATAGTTGTAACGCCATTTCCAAATTGATCCACTCTGTATTTATGTACGTGACCAAGTGCGCCTGGTCCGGTTTCTCCTGTGGTGGCCCCGTTTTTAGAAAAAAATATATTCCTGCGAGCCATATAATTTTTCATCGCGGCGGAACCAACGTTGGCAACCAAAGTCCATGGTGCATAATAATCAACATAAAAACCAAATTTTCTTGATTCGTTGGCATAAAACTTAAATACAGGATCAAACGTATATCTTTCCATCGTCTGATTTAAATCGTCTGGATCATCGTTTGCAAATTTTATCACAAGGCCGCTGGCATCATAAGGTACAATCGATTTCCTCATATAAGAAGATTTAGTTAAAGACACCACTTCAGGATAATAATCACTCAAACTAAAATTGACAAAATACTTTATGAAATGCTCCGGAGAGTCAATGCGTTTATGTCTCTCGTAGAAATTGATGTAAGATATGAAAGCATCAAATATAAAATCAATATCCACAGAATGCATTTCTGTTGTATCGGCGTATCCGCTAACAGGTTTAAGGTTCAAAAAGAAACTCCTCCTTTTAACGCCAGATTTCGAAAGGAATTCACTTGGGAGCCTTTCCCCTGCTTTAATTTTAGTTTCTTGTATATGAGCGTCGAAATCTCTGTAGGCATCAGCCACAAAATTAAAAACATGTACGCCAGGCTCTAATAATTCAAAATTGTCTGAATTGTTTTTTGGAATTATGGAGTTAAACCCCTTGTCCACTTTTCCATACATAATCATGTCAGGGGAGCGAAAATCAATCATATTATAAACGGATCCAATCGAATTTCTGTATTCAGAATTCAATGAAGACTGGTGTTCGCTTATTTTTTTTGATTCGACCATATTCTAAATACAAACCTGTGTGCAAAATTAAAGATTATTTCGATTTTGGAGCGAAGGCAACCCATGAAGCTTGAATTTCCGTATCAAAAGATCTAGAGTCTATTGTTGATGTTACTCCTACAATATCATAATAGCCGCCCAAACCTAAATCACGCTGCACAATGTCTTTATAATCACTGTTACTAAAACCTGTTAAGGTTGGATCAATATAAAGTTTCATGCCTTGTGTAAAGTGAGGGTTCCCAACAACACTCAGGCTAGCATCGTATTTCTCACGCAAAAGTCCGAAATCCGTGTCCCCGTTATCAATAACGCGCGCTTCCTGCAAGAACTGTATATCTGTCTTTCTAAAGCCTATTGTTTTCAATATGCCCTTGTTTGCACCAATAAAAAAGTGTGGTATATTATTTTTCAAATTTTTCTTATAAAGAAGGGCCTCCGAACCAATATAAGACGGAAGAGCCGATGAGCCAGCATCATAAAGTATGATATAGTGTTTCAAATCGCCTTTTGCTTGTGAAACGACGCTTGAGTTACCAATTAATTTTTTACTAAAAATAGGCTTCTTCGCATTTTTGCCCCCAAATTTCTTGTCAATATCTATCTGTAGTTTTTTATACGTAGAATTGTCTTTTTGTGGCTGTACCTTAAACTCTGGGTTTCTCATAGCACTAGCTGTTGTCGCTTTAATTTTGACATTCTTTAAAGGAGAAATCGCGCGGTTGTTGTCTTTACAGGTGTGTCCCAAAGCAGGAATTAACAATTCATGAACGGCATCGCGAATGTAGTGCAAAAGGTTATAAGTTGTCTTTTCTTCTGCAACTACATGTCTGGCCATAAAAGCTTTCCACTCTTCTAATAATATTGGAATGTGACAAATGTTTGTTAATCTTTCTTGACCGTCTAAGCCTTTGAACTTAATTGGTCCCATAAGAATTCCAACACTTTCCAATGCTTGTGGGTTGTTGTTCCATATATTTTGAACTGCGGCTTGTATAATGCTGCCAAATCTAACCACATAAAATGAAAATTTGGATTTACCCTGGTGCTTATATAGGGTTTTTGGCTTGCCTTTTCGCCTCTGTTTGTCTAGCGCTTTCTTTGTTTGTGGTCCCGGGTTGGGAGCGTTTTGAACACCTAGAAATTTTTTACCCCTACGGAAAACTTGTTTAATTTTCAGTCCATTTGACGCTTTCTCATCTGTCATAAGCCGTGTATACGCATGATGTAACATTTCTCCTGGGTTTAATATAATATCTCCCTTGGAGTACCGTCCACTGCCAAGTTCTTTACGTAAGCTTTTACTCAATCCCTTGTGAATTTTATTGCCGGAGCCCAAATATTCCTCGTCGATCGTCGCTTTCAATATATGAGTAGGTGTATTTTTCTCGTCTGGAGATCCATTATTCAGTTTGACCATTTTTCCATTCTCGTTAATCAAGTTTTCCCACATCTGCCCCCTTATTTCGTCTTTGCCGGCTTCAATCTGTGCCATAAGTTTCGACTTAAGGCGCCCCAAATTTAAAAGCTCTTGAGCCACATCTTTTTTATTAGTCTTGGGATCCCCTCGCAAGGCAGCTATAACTTGTCCTATAACTGAAGCTGATTTTATCTTCTTATCCAGGCCGTGTTCTGAAAAGATATTTGCATCAACGTCACGGATTTTTTGTTGTAGCCTTCCCATATATGAAAGATTCAAAGAGAGGGTTCCGTCATTACCAAAAGAAAAATCGTGCGTCATTAGCGTGAGATACAAAGTTAAATTTGTCGCATGAATAAATTTATTTAAATTTTGCATAACTTTTATATCTTTCGAGGTGGACCCATATAAGTCCGGATTGATCGCCCAGCCAACGTTAATTTTGATCTGAAAATAGTCTCCGTTGTAATCACTGAGTGCCAAGTCGTTGAATTTATTTGCTAGCTCTTGTCCGCTTTCATTCTTTCCGAGGTATTTTTTAGAAAAATCTTTCGGATTCATCCCCAGAGCTGGCATTATAGATGACGTGTATAGCTTATTTTTAGTTCGCAAATCGGATCCTTTAATTGGATTATATTCGGCGGTACGGCGCAAAAAGTCAACATAAGAAAATTCTTTACCGTTTGTCGCTTTTCTCTTTTTCAAAAAAGAATTGATGCTATCAAAATATAAGCCAATTTTACACGTTAAGTATCTTTTGACGGTTGCAGGATTTTGGCCAGTTCTAGTAAAACTAACCCTGCTGATTCCGGCGTTTTCCCTCAAATAAACGCCTCCATCCGTTACTTCCGTTTTGTTAGAAAATTCAATCGGTATTTCAATTTCATTTCTATTATTATCGTATTGGACTTTATAGATCCGAATCTTAGGTATCAGTTTAGATACATCAGAATTTGTGATTTCCATGAAGCTTTTGAGTTGTTCTCCGTCTGGGTCTTGGCTAAATAACCTATTCATAAAAAAATGTGAATTTGCTGTATTTGGGCACATAAGAGGATATTGATCTGCCTTATAGTGTTGTTGATTAAGTTTGACTCCCGGATCTAGCAGGCTTTTTGTGGAACTAGCAAGATCAAAAGCAATATCTTTTACGCCAAAGGGAGCCAAGTTTGAAGTGTTTTCTAGTCCTGCAACGCCACGCTTTGTTGAATAAGAATCTTCAAACAAGGGCAGTATACATTTTAAATTTTCTATTCGTTTTTCTTCTGCCGAGCCAGCCCTCTTGTTGATTTTGCCAAGGTCATCAACGGGACCATCTTTGCATTTTTGTTTTAGTTTTTCAGTGAACCTTTGTTTAAATTTTTCTTTATTGCTCAGATCGCCTGAAAAAGCAAGAGTTTGACTGGAACTGTAAAGCGCTTTTAAAAAATCTGTCGTAGTTGTCTTAATTCTCTTGGAGATCGTTTCGTTTTCGCGCTGTCTCAATAATATCAACAAACCAAATCTGGCATCGCCAGGAAAATCTCCTTGTAGTGGCACCTTGAGTCTATTAATTTGTGCAGGACCTGACGATTTAGTTAGCTCGTTGAAGGCTTGATCTGGTTCGGTACTCAGTGCTATTAATAATTCTGATAACAGAATTTTCTTTTGTGAATCAGTGGCATTTATTTTTCCAAGATCTGCTATAAAGCCGCCGATTCTAGTTGTCAGAAAATTATTGAAAGCTTCATTTATTTCTGTGCCCGAACTTAAAGCAGTTATTTGCTCATCCTTAACTTTTAATAGTTTGGCGCCTGCTCTTGCCAAGGCTTGAAGTTCGCTAAAGATTCCAGCAACTTGTGCGGCCGTAGAAAATTCATATTTTGGTTGGTTATTGGTTCCCGCTACGAAGCCCTTGTTGTTGGATTTGAAATGAGTAAGTAGACTCTTTGTTCTTTCGAAAAGAAGTTGCGTTTCGTTAGCATTTATGTACTCTTCTTTTGTGTCCATGTCGCTGCCCAATTTGGCAGAAGCCAATCCTGCGGCCACAAGTCTTTCCAGGCTTGCATCAGTACCATCTCTTTTAGTATCTCCACCGAGTTGGCGCATACCAGTGGTGTCACCAACAAGATCACCAACAAGCTTAAAATAAGGAGCTAGCGTCGTACTAATTTCCACCAGCAAATCATCAAGAACTTTGTGCTGAGCAAACGCGCGCTGAGCGTCTCCCAGTTCACAAATTTTCTTAATATCCGCATCCTCGTTGGGAACAACATTAAGCCACATTTTGTCGATATCTGAATCTGCCATACTTTAAACCATTAATAATCGTAGAACGTCAATATTTTTTCTATGGGTAGAGGAATTATTATCAGGTCACCCAACTTAACCTCGGTGTCCATCGGTTTTTTGTTAAACCATGCGATAACCCACCACAAATTTGGAGATCCATAATAATCATTCGCCAATTCTGTGTAGCTACTTCCAACACTCCAAACAACTTCTTCAAAATCTAATTCCCCCATTTCTTCATCTGTAGGATATCTTAAAATAGGAGTATTGTAATGTTCAATTTTATTAACATACCTTTTATCAAATAGAGACTTATAAAGCCTGCTTTCATTTTCTAAAATTCGTCTATTTCCATATCTATCAACTAAAGACATTCTTAAATACTCCTATTTTTTTCCCGCTTGGGGTTTGAGTGCGCCGGCTGCGCCGACTTGTGCAACTTTTGCTTTTGCCTCATCCGGCGTTTTTGCAACCGTTCCTTTGCTTCCATGCGATTTATTAAGCTTGTTTGCTCTCGCCAAATCAGATTTATTAACCCAAAATCCGTAAGGAAATGCAGCTTCTTCGTTTGCGCTTGTGCCGGCGGATGTCGTTCTAAAGTCACCTTTTGAATCGAACCCCAAATCGTGCTCGTGCAAAACAATATATTGACAGCTCATATTGTATGTTTTTGGTATAAGCCCTTTATGCTTTTTAGGAAAAATTAGGCCAGGAGCTTGCGATGGGTGCATTGTATTATAAAAGCCGGCGTTGAGGTCGGGGGCAAAAGTAAACCCTTGTGTATGTCCCAAGAGGCCGCGGGGGTTAACCATATTTTTGATAAGATTTGCAAATCTTAAACGTAACAAGGGAGGGCTTTGTATTGTAGAAACATCTGCAACATTTTCATATACGGGATAAAGCATTTTGATCAAAGCCTCCAGTTTCATCATGTTCCCATACCCCTCGCGAGGACCGTTAGAAGGAACATCCCAGCCCAAAGTAATGACGCGGCGGGTATTTTGATAAGTTTCGATAGCATCTGGCTTTCCATATACGGATGTTGAGTTCCACGTCTGTGTATAATTGTCTTGAAAATTTGTCACGAACGCACTAAATTTAACTCTGTAAGCCCTATTATTTTTCTTTTTCTTTAATCCAGCATATTCAAAAATAATATCCTCAAATTGTGCTGGATTATCATCATCTGTTCCTGTAATTCCTGCTCCCATATCTTATATCTCCTTATCGCGCATCTGAATGTCCAACGTCCATATTCATAACGTCTATTACTTTTGATGCCATTCGTTGTCCATCAACTTCTAAATGAACAACAATTGGTCCACCGCTACCGGCAGGGCGCGGGGCCTGTACAACAACGGGTGCTCGACTAGCTGCCATAACTGATGTTTTTTGCACCAAAGAAAAGTTGGCCGCGGCTTGTGCTAAGCGCTCCATGCCGTTGACAGCGCCGGCTGTCTGAGAAGCTTGGACTCCCACGCTGAGTGCCCTTTGCATTCCTACAGATGTTTCTTGCATAGCCTCTCTTTGGTCTGGCGGCGCGGCAAGACTTCTTCGAAGATTTTGTGCGCCTGTTGCAACACCAGCCAACTTTGTTGTATCCAGATCATTAATCGCACTACTAAGACCGCCGACACCATAAGAAATGCTACCGACAGTTCGAGACATATCTTTTAACCTGTCAGATGTCACACTTCCTGCCACACTAGCGAAAACGCCCATACCAGCAGCAGCGCTAGATGCGGCGCCGCCAACACGGGACAAAGATAGAGCCGTTGAAGAAACAGCTCCATCTGCTCCGCGTGTTACACCAACCAGTTTACCCGTTTCGCTAGCGAATCGGCCGACACCAGTAGTGCCAAGAGACGAAGCGCTAGACATTTTATTGATGGCTCTTGCAGTGGAATCGATTGCTTGATACAAAATTGGAGAGTTTGGCTTCGTAAAAAGATTGACGAGTTGTGTTGCCCCGTATATGATACCGCCGAAACTAAGCAAGCGCAATGGACCTGCAAGTCCGCCGATTGCACCACCTAGCAAATTAAATGCTCCTGCGGCGGCGGAAAGGGCTGGGATTGCCAGTTTTACGGTCATGATTAATTTTCCGTGCCTCTGTATAAAGTTAACCACCCTGTCAATGAGCCTCCCGATAGATTCTCTATTTCTGTCAAACCAGTCAACCATCGGCATCAACGCTCTCGTTAGCGCCATTGCAATTGTTCTCAATCTGTCCATTATTGTTAAATTGTCTCTGGCTCGTTGCTCATTTAACCTTTGGGCTTCAGCGGCTCTCATATCAGCCGCAGTTTTCTGCCCCAACTCTGCGCGTAACATTCGCATGGCTTGTTCTACATCTCTCACTCCCATGGCCTGAGCAATTGCCATCCTTTGGAAACGACCCATAGAGTCGACTTGTTGTCCGGACATTTGTACACTGCGGGCTAACATTTGTATACGCTGACCTTCCGTTGCTGCGACCATTTGAACACTGTTCAAATAATTTCCTCCCAATATTGCATTTAATTTTCCGACTGCGTTTGCGGCGCCTTCGAAAGTATCGAATTTGCTTGCCACCTGAAGAAGAGAGCCCATCGCCACACCAGTATTCTTTGCTTGTTCTTGAAGGTGCTTAAACACATTTATCATATTAGGACCATGTGCAGAGAGCGATCCCGCAAATTGTACAAAATTTGACATTGCCGTTTGTTCGCTGACTCCAATCTGGCGGGCGAAAACGGTTATCTTGCTTTGCGCGTCCATGGCCTGTTGTATGCTCATTCCAAACGTTCTGGTGAGCATATCAATTGAAGAAGCCGTTGTTTTGACACTCACGCCCAACCTATCTTGCTGAATTGCAAAAGATTGTACCTGACCACTCGCCGCGGCTGTTATTTGACTGAATTTTGACATGGAATTGTATAAAATCGATGCATTTTGGTACCCTTCTTGCATAGTAGCGGCAAACTTAGTATTGCGAACGACCGTCTCATTAATAACTGTATTATAGGATCTGCTAGCCCCGGTGGCCTTCGCGAATTCACTTGCAGCCCTTTCTTGTTGTGCAATTAGGCCCAATAAGGAGTTTGTTAAACTGGAAAAAGAACCAACAGCTATATTGACTGCAGTCGCGTTATCGCGAATTGTCGCACCGATAATACTTAATTTTTGACTGAAAGTCGCGCCGGAAGAGGATCCAAATACTGCTCCAAACAGTGAACGATCTGCGGCGTCGGCAGCAATCATACCACCGGATAAAGTGGATATCCAACTAGACGTCAAAGATTGAATGTTGCGCATTTCACCTTGGCGTTGACCAAGTATGCTGTTAATTCTTTGGTGTTCCGCAGCTTCAGTTCGCAATGAACTTATTATTGAATTAACGGAATCTAGCTCTGCCTGGAGGTTAGATAATTTCTGCCGGTCGACTGAAGTGCCTTGCGAGGCTATCTCTATCGATTGCTGAAGAGCGTCTCTAAATTGCGAATAAACTGATACTATGTTATTGATGGCGCTGAGCTTCTGTTGTGACAATTGAAGCTGATAATTTATTTTGCTAATATTCTCGTTATTAGCATTAGCTTCCGCGCGGGTTAAAGCTGCAAGATCTTGCTGAGCCTGATTGATTTTATCAATAGTTTTTTCAACTTCTTCTTTCGATGCTCGAAGATCTCGTATACCACCACGAAGGCCCGGGCCCACATTTCCAGCTGCAGCCATGTCGGCTCGACGCTCTTGTTTCTCCCTCTCCAGGCGTTCAGAGCGTTCTTGTTGCATCTCTCCTATGAGAGCGGCAATTTGCTGTAATAACTGTTCGTTGCTAGCCATTTATGTGTCCCTATTTAAACGGCCATTGTAAGCCAGTTTCTCTTTCGAATTGACTTATTGCCCGATCCAATTCATATTGATTTTTAAAAGTTTGCGGATTATTAAGGCCATGGCGCATATAACTTTCAATATATTTTTTTTCTTTTGTCAAGACATTACCAAACGCGGCGACTTGCGCAGCCGTGCCTTTAATGTGCACATCCGGGCCTCCCATACCAAACATTTTTGTGAGAACTATTTTGATAGAATCACCTAATACGTAAGGATTTGGAGCCTCGCCCCAATACAACTCATTTAGCTGCTCTTTTTCTTTCTTTATATTTAAATTAACCTCTAATACATCAGACATGGCATAACCCTCTATAATATATACTACTAAGTAGTTATTTACTCAAAATAAAAGCCGGCCAAAGAGGGGCCGGCTTATTTGCTGCTTTTCTTATAAGCTTTCTCTATTTCTTCCCTTTCTATATCAAACTGATCCGAAAGACGAGTTAAAAACCACTTTCTTAATCTCACAGGAAGATTGTATGCTTCTATAAAGCTCCACCCGCCATGATATTTGAGCAAGAAAAACTGTTCATAGACAGCAGACATATAATCATCACTCAGGCCAAAAAAAGTCGGCCGTAAGCGGCACGTTAACCTCCTCTTCGTGCCCGCAGGACTTGCACGAAAACTCTTGCACCATATCGACGTTCGGCGTAACCGCTGCATAACACAATCTGTAAAATTTAGAGTCAAAGGCCGGCATATTATCAATAAAGTTGCTAATTGCTGCCTTGTCAGTAACTTTGTTGATAGCTATGATTGTCATCTTCATTTGGTCGGTCATCGAGACTTCTGCTGTGCCAAACCCATGCTTCTCTCTTTTCTTAACCATATAGGCCATATTTTTTTCGTCTTTCCCATTGAGAATACGGGCCTCTACAGTAACTTTAGTTTTCGGCAATGTGATCAAAAAAGTATTTTTTTCAGTGAATTCGATATTATATTTCTTTAATTGTTCTTCTTCTGGATATACGTGATCTAATTTCGTCAAGTCAAATTTGTGTTTTTGCGTTGAACCACAAGCCACACAAGTTACGTTTGCTTCATATTCGGGGCCATAACCCGTAAGCCGGGCGCCTACCAGTAAGGCATTCTTATCTCCCACAAGAAGCTCGTCCAGTTTGATATTTTTGTCAACTATCAAGTCTTGGATTAGTCGCTCGATTGCGATACCCTTTTTAAGAAGAGTTGGCGATGTCAATATATCCTCATGCTTGGCCGTCATATATTTAATCTCAATAACATCTTTGCCCAGCAAGGGATGTCCAGGGGGGTAGAATTTCCCCCTCGAAGGTAGCTCTATAAACTCCGTTGGAGACACGAAAGAAAGTGGCGAACTTGTTTCAGTCGCCTGCTTCAAAGCGTGTCCAACTGCTTCTGCTGCAGCAGCAATATCTCCAGAAGAGTCCTGGGAAGCGCCCAGTCTCTCCTGATTATTTCTCTTAACCATTACCCACCTCGTTATATTATGATAAGTATACTATACACGGTAAACTCATTTAAGTTAAATGTTTTGTTGGTAAGCTGTAGAGTTTTATCTGCTAATGCGTAGAGTGTCGTGACCAGCTTTCGAGGGGTTGTCGTAAACTGCCCAGTCATATCGCAACGTCAAACTAATATTTGTAATATCTTCGTTATCGTATGAAAGACTACCAAAGTTTACACTTTTGATCCACGAATTGTGAAGTGTCCACTGATCGATGGCCGCGGCCAATTCACCCTGTGGTCCAAGTTGTCGTAAAACAACTTCGCCAAGCTGGTCAACAGAAGCAGCCTTAGAAAAGGTTATTCCCGCAGCAGTCTGAGCTTGCATGTTTGGCTCGTTGGGAAAAGCATATCCGGCTTTTTTAATTCTACTTACCATCTCAAAAGTGGCGTCAGGAAAGAGAGGATCAACCAAAGTTACTTCAATCGAAGACCAGGTAAGCTTACCTGGGAAGAAGAACGTATGGTTAATATAGCTATGTGAAGCTTCCCCAATATCAAAACTGGGCTTCGAAGCCGTTTTAACAATCCATGAAGGGATGCTGTCGCCGGCTGCACCGAAGGACATTACCCATTTATAATTTCTTTTTGGAGAAACATTCGGTGAACTCCAGTATGAAGGTGAACCAGCCATTTTTTTAGTACTCCTCTATAGGTTTGATTTCGTAATATAACTAGAAAGGCAAAAACATTTTTACCTTCCTTTTTTAATTTTTTAGTCTTCGAAAGAAGCGCCTGTATTCGTGATAAGGAAATCCAAAGCAATAAACTCAATTGCTTTCGTCGGCTTCAAGAAAACCTTGGCGTAAAGAATGTTTCTATCAACCAAGTCATCAGACGTTGTAGTTTTATCTAAAACAACCCTGAAATCGGAAAGGCCGAAACGTGATTTGATTCCCTCAAGGAACGGATTAACTTGACTCAAGAATCTGTCCCAGGTCGCCTGCACATTAGGCTCGAAGAGAATTGTCGCAGCGATTCTGGAAATTTGCTTTTTGACAAAAATCAACAGTCTGCGCACATTAATTCTATCCAAAGCAGATTGCGTTATTTGAAGCGTCTTTTGTCCAAAAATCACAATACCTTCGGACGGGAAACTAGCAATCGGATTAATGTTAGCTTCGTAGAGATCGTCTCTATCATCAACAGTCAGTCGTTGTCGAACGTTAGTAACAGGAATTCCTGCCGATCCACCCGACAAACCGCCTCTGTTGAAGCCCGCTGGGGCGAACCAAAGCTCTGCGCTCTTTTGAGTGTTAGAGAACACGCCCAAGGCTACAACCGAAGGTGGCACCCAGACTAATTTTCCAGGGTGTGACTCGGAAGCCGTATCTCGAACTTGTACCCAGGGATAGAAAGCGCAACCATAACTAGAATTAAGCCCTCTATCTTTGAAGGAGCTTACTGCGGTGGATACTGTTCCAATTCTACTAGATTCCGAAGAAAGGCTCTCATACCGCGGCGTGAAATCGTTTGCAATATCAATGATTGCAAGAGCATCGGCTCTGTCTTCACAAATATTGACCATGTGGTCCGTAAGGGAAGAATCAGTCACACCAGGAACTGCGAGAAGGTCCATTTCAATGGCTTCAGCATCTGCAACGGCATCAATTGCTCTCTTGACAGAGTGGTATGCGTAGTTTTTCTTTTCATCTCTATTTTGATTATCTAGAATATGATTACCAAAAGGCTCTGCTTCTGTGATGTTTAAACCATTATGGCCACCATAAAGCACAGCGGTAAATCGGTTAAATCCATTATCCAGCACCTGCTTATAGGTACCGGAAACGGCAGTATAAGAAGTGCCTGCCGCGCGGGAGCCGGATGTATAAATTGCAACATCCGGATTTCCGGTAGAAGTTATCATACTGCCACTTAGGTCATCCAAAGAGAATACCCAAGCATGTTCAGTTACGGTACCATTAGGATCGTGTCCGTTTGTGCACACGCCTTCTGGAAGGGCCCTGACTATATCTAGACAGCTTTCTTCAAATAAGGTTGAAGGAGATGGTTCTTCGAGCCTGTTAAAATCTGCTCCAAAGAAAGCATCTTTGGGACGAACCAAGGAGCCGGAGCGAGATGAGGCGCGAAGTGGAACAGTCGGGAAAAGGAATGACCCAGTATAAGACTGGGCATTATTTACTGGAATGCTTCCGGTAGCAATTGGGTTTTGTCCTGCTGTAGCGGAACCAGTCCAACACATGATCCCTTTTTCACCGTGTGTTTTTGGTACGGTATCTGGCCCTGTTTCTAAAAACAAATTTGCGCCCCATGCATCGCCAACGCCGGATTCAGTATAATGTTTAAGTTTTAGGTTTCTTCCTTCAATTTTGAAACCTTTATAGCGAAGATGTCCCCTGACGCCGAAAGGCAATAATTCAGGGTCGGCGCCGCCGTTTTTGATATCTTCATCTATTACAACTCTTATAATCTTGGAAACATTGTTATAGTCTCCTGTTTCTTTATAGAGCTTCTTAGTGTTATCCCAAGTCAATATTTTATCTCCGATCCTCTTTGCAATATAGTTTTCTGAATCGGGGTTTAAGTTAAGATTAGCAAATTTCTCTAGAATAATAGGTGCGTTGTCTTTATCGCGAATATCTCTTAAGACAACAGTAAACGAACCGTATTTTTCAAACTTGTTTCTCGGGGCCTTGATATCCATGATGGATACTTTCACATTGTTCTGTGCCCATTCGCCATCATCCAAAGAACAAAACCTAAAAAGATTTTTAACGTAAGTTGTACCATCTGGTGTAAAGCTTGCGTAATTTTCTCGCACATCTTGCGAAATAAACCATCCAGTTTTTGAAGGGCGCGTGGCTATGTTTTGATCTTGATGTTGATATGTATCGTTGCCCAAAGCCATAATGGTTCCAAAAACCGTTCCTGCTGATGATCCGCTGCCAATATATCTTTTAACTTGGCCTTCGAATGTCTCACCAAGCCAGTATTTAGAAGTTGTATTTGTAATAATCGGATTTGTCGCAGCGGGGCTGGTATTAAAAACCCTACGAATAAATTTTGAACTATCTCGATCAAAATTGAAAGAGTATTTGGTTGTTACAGAGCTATCGCTCAATTCAACTGTCCACGTATTGCTCGCTGCGTTTTTGTATAATCCACCGAGCGATGCACTTGTTGTAGACCCAAGACTTGGTATTGTGTCGTAAGTTGATCCAGTGGCGTCACCGTGACCAGCAACGACAGTACCGGTGAGGGCAATTGAGCCACTTTCAAGATACCAAACAGCAGCCAGTGTTCCAGTCGGATAATGACCGCCGTCTCCAAGAGAGGCCGAATCAATAAGAAACAGCGCATATGCTCCACCATTTGAAGCTTCAGCCTTATTAAAATTAGCGTTACTCGTCGTCCAGCCGGCTTTTGCGCCGATGTCTGATGTTTTTTGAGGATGTTGTTCGCCCAAAAGTCTTACGAATGTGAGAGGGGAGTTATTTTTTAACCAAGCCTGTGCAGCATATACAGCGTATGTCGGCCCCAAAGGAGCGTTGTTTCTCCACACATCGCCGTCAGATCCGCCTCCGGGATTTGGCGAACCGAAAAGCTCAACAAAATCCGAAAAAGAATCAACTTTAACCGGGCGCATCCCGGGTCCTTTCTCAGAACGACCAATTACCACTGGTCCAATGTCTTCTGGTAGTGCGGTCAGCGCACTGTTATCAATCTCGTCTAAAAAAATTCCGGGAGATACAAATTTAAATTTTCTCTCAGCCATGGCAAACATTCTCCTTTAATATAACGCAACTCTAGAGCTTGCAAGTGATCAAACTTTCTCTAATAAATAGTAAATCCAAACCCAAAACTCCATCTTAAAAACAATTACTCTCTACGGAATGGTTCACCGGGTGCTGCCAGATCCCATTCCTGTTCGTCGGCCACGACAACTTGCTCTCTCGGGAACTTAACTTCAACGAAATTTTGCCTCCTAACAAGTCTCGGAGTATCTTGGTTTTCTGCATCGCCAACTATGTATCCCAAGACCCTTAAATCAATTCCTGTCTCATATTTGCGTTCTTCTTCTCCCAAAGCAGATATGTTATTGCCATGTGAAAATGAGTCTCCCACAAATGCCTCAAACGTGTGATTATCGTGCTTTATGTTAATATAGTTCAAAGCACCTGGGCGACTTAAAAAGGGTGTCATAATTTCATTCATTTGTTGTTGATATTCTGTTTTAATTTTAATACTATAAGATGCCTCGACATAAATTGGGAATGGAATCGTAATCGTTTCGTAAACAGCTTTTGGTTCCTTTTTTTTGGTTGCAAACATGACACCTTTCCTCTTAAACCTTGTATTTGTGTATTTTGTTGCTTTAGCAGAGTCGGCATTTATAAAATTGGAACTTTTATACTGATTAATTTGTCTTGCAATTGTCAATGATCCGCCCTTCAAATCATTTTCTGGATATACATTTCCATGAATGCCGCCTTTTTTTGACAACGATTTGACGATTGCCGTCCTTTCGACGGTTATAACTGGGAAAGTCATAATGCCAGATTCTGTCCTTAAGTTAACGTCATTTTTAATTTGATAAGCGCGCTCAGCCGTAACCCAAACAACAGGTACTTTTTTGTTACCCTTATTCGTTGTTGCGAATAGGTTTAAATCGTCGTTTAGCCAATTATAGACCGCATAATCGATAGTTTCTAGTTTTGACTGAACAAATGGAATATCTTCTTTTATATCAGCTGGCATCGAACAAACCCTCTCTTGCTTTTATACATCTTGCGGAAATCTCAATTCTTTTATCTGCCTGACCGAAGATTTCTCTTGGCTCAGAAAGCCCGACAATTTCATAATGTTGCTCTCCATATAAAACGAAATCACCTTCGCGAACATAAAGATTTTGGTTTTCCGTCAAACGACGTTTGTGAAAATGAACAGTTATGCTGACATTTTTGTCAAGACCGTATGTATCGACTGTTGTTTCAAGTCCTTGAAATTCAACCAAAGCGTAAACGCGGACAGGAGGCAGGAAGCTCTTTTCCATAGCCTCTCCATAGAGAGGGTGAAAATTTGTATAATCCAAGTCCACCGGATAGTAAAGTACCTGTTGTCCAATCACTCTTTCAATCAATTCGTCATTTACTTGTTTAACAAGATCACGCTCTTTCTTGTTAACAAAAAGAGGTGGTGGCGGATTTTTTGGTTGTTTCCATTTATTGTCTTGAGACACTTATCCATCCCTCCCTATCCATGATAAATACCCATCGGGATATTCTTATTAACCTCGTTTGCTTGTGTATTGATTGCTGCTTGGTCAGCCGTGATCTGCTTATAAGTAAGTTCATCAAGGGTTACCTTGAGTTCTTCCCTGAGAGCAGATTGTTCCTGTTGAGCTTGGCCCATTAAATCAGCAGCATTAAGAGATATATCGTTGCCTGGAATTGGAATGGAAGCAAATTTTCCTCTAACTTGAGCTAGCATTTCTTTTGTCAACGCCAAAGCAAATCTTCTAATCCACTGCTTTCCGATGGCGTTTATATTTTTATAAGGGATGTTGCCAAAAGGAAGCGTATTCATATTATTTACGCCATCAACATTATTTTTGCCTCCGGAAGAAGCATCTTCATCCCACGGATCCGTCTGCACGGCAAATTCAAACCAAATCTTATCTGGTGATTGATCCGTTGGTTCGGGGAAAATCCTTATTTTGTTGTTTTTAATTTCATAGGAATAGTGAGAATTTCTAGTGTATATAGCATCTTCGTATGCCATAGCTTGCAATTTGTTTTGCCATGGCGGGACCACTTCAAAAGTGGAATCATCAGCATACATACCATACGTAGATAAGTTACCAACAGAGTTTAAGCCTCCGTAATAACCATAAAATCGCCACATTGCGTGAGGTGTTTTAAAATAGACTCTTTTAACAAGAACTTTTTTATTACCCTCTAGGATACTACCAGCGCTTGTGCCATATGAAGAAGACACAATTTCTTGCAAATCATAATCTTGTTTGCCTTTCTCGGTATCTATAGAGGCAGATCTAATTGTTTCGCTGCCTCCAAATCCGGATTCAGTTGAAACAGCTTCGCCCACTCTTTTCCAATAAGTAAATTTGTATTTTGGATAGGACAGTTGTACCCTTCTTCCATCTAAACTAGAAGAAAGAGATGTACCGTCGACGCGGGCGAGGATACCATCATGGTCGAATGTGCCCGTCGTGGCGCCTAGCATGCTTGGTAAAGCATTTTTTGCCTGGTGTACGTTAACAATGTAAGAATACTCCAAGACTGCTTCTTCATATGCCGTATATACATTACCAGCGGTTAGCTCAATATCGAGGACATCTCCACCCAACTTTTTATACGTGTAAGCAACCTGATCAATCGCGCCAAGTACAAAGTTTGAATCGTACAGAGGCGACGAAGTGTTCGAATATATTGCAAAAGCGTAGTTTGTTACGTCAGAGGCATCAGTATTAGAGCCAGTAGAGGGTAGTACAACCGCGCTGGGTTCTCTTTTTGGTGATAAAGTGGGAATGGCCATACATGAGTTCTCCTATCAAAGAGTAATTAGTTGTAAGACTTCGTTTTACCCCGTCGACATTGTGTTATACAAAACAAAACCCCGCCATGGATTCCATGACGGGGTTTTTTCTCACTAATTTTATTATCTTACTTTTTAGAAGAAGCCTTGGGTTTCGGCGCAGCTTTTGGCTTTGCTTCTGCTTTTGGCTCTACCTTAGCTTTTGGCTTCGACGAAGGTTTCGGCTTTGGTTTGTCTGGGATTTCTTCCCAAACTCTCCTATACACCTTAACAACATCATTCGATTCTTCCTCTACCAAAATTCTTTCTTTTATTCTTCTAGCCATTTTAAACTCCTTTTACCTTTCCATACAGCAGCGAACATAATCTAAGTACATAACATCTTGATCAGTGCCAACCGCCGTAAATTCGACGGAAGGAAACAGAATCGTACCATCATTAGGAAGGTTGCTAGTGGAAGATACCTTTAAATCACCATTTACATAGAAATGTGCAGTTGTTCCGTCAAAGTAGTAGCTCAATGTTACCCAAGTTGCGTCTGCAATATCTACACCAGTATCAGTTTGGGTTTCGGTGTTACCCTTGGCACCGATGCTGGCAATGTTTGGCGAGGCGCCTGTTGCACAAATGAAACCTAGACCGTCTTCCAAAGAATCGATCATAGTAACTTCTTCGCCGCCGTTGTTTGACGCGAGTCCAACAAAAAATCCGCCGCCTGAAATATCATCAAGCTGAATTCTAGTTTCAAACCAAACTTTTCTTGCGCTAGATGCATCAACAGCGAACCCAGCATTAAGAGCCTGAATTTGTACTTCTTCGCCAGCGCTGCTTCCCATGGTGAACTTCATAACTCCGCCAGTTTTTGTGCTGTCGAGAGCAGCCGCGTCACTGGTACCATCGATATTAATTGTCCACAAGTCCGAATCAATTGATGTCGCTTGTGCTGCGTCTTCATTCACCGCCACACCAGCCGATGAATTAACTTTCAAAAAGTCATCAAAAACACCAAAATATTTCGATGGTTGTAATTCAAATGCCGGCATTTCAAAGCCCTTAAGGCCCGACCTAGAACCAGTGGTATCTGGTGCTGTTGCATTCATCTGCTTTAAAACAGATTCTATTCTCTTTCTTCCTAATCTTCGATTTCCCATTTTCTTTCTCCTTTTTTAAGTTATCGATAGCTTGATTTTAATCACGAAACATAGCCAGCCACGTTCGGCTATGAATCTTCGAGGGTCAGTGGCCTCGACCCAGGAGAATAATTTCAAGTTGTATTATAAATAGTTAATCAAAATCCCAAATCTCAAAAAATAGCCCCACAAAATTTTGACGAAAGTCGATTTTCAAAAACGATTTTGTTTTACCAAAAAAAAACCCCGCTAAGAGTTAACTCAAAGCGGGGCTAATTCAAATCACCTAGTGATGGTTAGCTACTGCCTTCCTCACCAAGGATTCCGCGTACAACGACGAGACCGTACATATCAGGACGGACCATCTTTTTCGCATAGCGGGTCATGACACCCTTACGCGGCACGAAGTCTTCCGTACCAAAGATGGTAGGAGTGACTTGTAATGGCACATAAGGAGCGTACACATAGCCGCTCTCAAGGAAGCTTCCTCCCTTGCGTCCAATAAGAACAAGATTACGCGGGAAGTAAGGATCAACCCAAACGTCCCATTTCTTGCTCAGGCTACCAACGTTAACGGCTCCAACGGTACCTTTGTCGGCATCGTGGGTCACGCTAGCACGGAAGCCAGAGGTGAACTCAAGGATATTAGCAACTTCAGGGGAGGTTACCAGGAAGGTAGCTCCGCCGCGAAGCGTTTTGCGGTGAATCTGAGCCGATACATCATTGATCGTCTCAACGAGCGTCTCATACCACTCGCTGACCGTACCAGTGAAGTCCGGAGCTGCGGAAGCTGCGCCAAGTTCGGCACCAGTGTCCTTCTTAACGAAGAGACCAGGCGAACGAGACCAGTAATACGTACCAGCTTTTGCACCTTGAACGAGGTCGTTAACGATCTCACGGTCGATCTCAAGAGCAATTTGCTCCGAAAGGATCGAGGTAAGTTCAACTTCCGCGTCGAGGTTGTGGTAAGCATTGAGGTCTTGGCCGAGTTCGGGCGTCCACTTAGCTTTGAGCTTTTTAGTGACAGCCGTGACAGATACACTGTCGACCTTGATGTCGATCTCAGGAATCTTGTCAACTGCGTTGCCATCAAAAACAGTGTTGGTATCACTACCATCAGCTGCACCTTCAAGAGCCCACAGGGGTCCACCAACAACTGCGCCAAGGGCGTAGGCATTGTTGAACGTATCAGCGGTTGGCACCAACAAAGTAAGTCTATCCGTGGCTCCGTCACCCGGAGCTGCCATTGTACCAGAATCAATAAGAACCAAGTTAAGTTGGTCGGACGAGTTGATTTCTGTCAAACGACGTACCAGTTCAGCATTTTTACCAACTGCATAGCTGTTTGAGGAACCAGCGCGCTTCTCAATAGCAATAAGGTTATCCTTATTGATTCCACCAAGCGAAGCAGAGAACTGTTGCGTAACCGTACTATTACTTCTAATTTTAGTAACATACTTGGTTGTTTGCGCAAGCAAATCCGCGTCGTAGCGAAGCTCTTTCTTTTGTGCATCAGTAAGATCACTGATCAACGTCGACGCAACAACTGCAGTTGCGTTAAATTCCACAGTAGGGTGAGAACCTGTAGCACTGGCGTAACCACTTTGAAGATTGTAGAATCCACCACCTTCTTCAGTGAGGTCACTAACACCACCGGTCAATTGCGATCCAACAACACCACCACCATACAGTGAGTTTTTAGCATTTTCACCACCAGCGGGTCGCTGATCAGTGAAAGTGAAATCCATGAAAAAGATGAGTCCCGAGGGTAAGCTCATCGGTTGCACGGACACCAAATCATTGGCGATAAGACCACCAAAGACACGACGAACGATAGGGAATGCTACGGAAGCAAAACCTTCGACGTCTCCACCAGCCATAGAACTGGCT